CATCGCGCAGTCACGGCTGCATTAAACGCTGCGTTGGCAAAGTTCACAAACGCCGTGTAGTCGCTCGACCCAACGGTTGTGCCCGTGAGAACTACGCCCCCCGCCACATACCCCGTCCCAGTCACTTCATTAGTTGCGCTGTACACAGTCGTGGCTTCGTTAAGGTTGGCGCTGGCCGTATACAAAGCAATTTTGAACGTATCGGTAACGAAGTCGTGAACGGCCTCGTACAGCTCTTTTTTGAAGCTGGTGGTCTGGGTTTGAACAATACTGGTCATGAAACGGGTACCCGAACTTGGCCATCGCGATACGCATCCATCCGTTGCTTGCCATCACCCAAGTTCTTGAGCAAGGCGATAGATTGGAGGTACATGTCTTGGTACAGCTTGACCATGTCGGCCTCACCCTTCATAAACCGAATGGCTTCGACCATGGTGCCGTTGAGCAACGCGGAATCAAAGTTATCACCCAACCAAGTCGTTCCGGCCGTCACAATCGACTCGGGGTAGTAGTAAAAGTGAAGTTCAACACCGTAGTTTGCACTGGGCGTAGGGCCCACTATAAAGGAGAGCTCCGTAGAGTCGTTCAAAACCGGGCCAAAGATAGCGTAATATTTTGGTAAGCCGGTGGCCGACGGGGTGGGGTACGCCTCGCGGATGAAGTTGACATCCTTGTTCAACAGGTACTGATAGTTGCCATCGTTATCAATTACCGCCAACGAATATGCCGACAGAAAATCAGTAGGGGCGCTCAGGTACTTGTTGTTGGTCGTTAAAGACCCCGTCATGTTCTTACGCAGGTTGGCAATCTGAACCGTGTTGTAAATGCGTTGCTCAGCCTGCCGAATGAACGTGTTCATGTCTACCGTGGGAAACGTGTTCTCACAATAGTCTTGAACCGCGGTGACGAGTTCGTTGTACGTCATGTCTTTATGCCATCGGGCCGCGGGCCATTACGCCTTTGGTAGCTGCGCCGTTACCGCGGGTTTTGATGCCGCTGGTCTTGGTGGGGTATTCGCCCTTGGACTTGTCGATGTTGCCGACGCTCGCATCCACCGTGCTTAGGTCGCTACGGTTCGGCTCTTTACCGGGGTTGGTTGTGGCTTTGACGGCCTTGCCTGCCATGGTGTGTGGCTTGGCGTAGACGCTAGCGGAACCAACCTCTTTGCCCATCATTTTTTTGCTGAAGGTTGCCATATTAGCCTCGCTTTTGAGCGGCGATCTTGGCCAAGCCACGACCCATGGTTTTCATGTCGGCGTTGGTTTTACCCCCACCGCTCTTGCCGGGTTTGCCGCCCATCATCTCTTTGACTGTGGGGCCGCTGTCGCCGAGGTTTTTGCCTTTGGTTTTGCCTTGTTTGGCAATGCCGTCGGCTGATTTAGTGAATGCCATGGTTAACTCCTTCAGGATGTAGATACTGTACCAACAAACGTTGTGGCTATCAAGTAATTCGGGGTAAGCCCCACGTCAAAACTGCTCGCCCCGCCAACCGGCGCCCAGCCCCATTGAATGTCCCGCGAGCCGCCAGTTAAGTTTCCTCCGGCGTTAACCCCAGCGGTAACGTACGTTGTATCGCGGCGCGGGTTGCGCAACGCTTGCGGATCGTCAACGGGGTACATGCCCAACTGCAGCTGAGGGTGGTCGGGTGACCAGCACTCTTTGCACACGCGGTCGTTTACCGGTTTGGTTTTGACGATTTGCGTCTTGAGTTCCTTGAGTTTGAATTGGAACCCACAAATATCGCACATCGCGATGGCCCGTGGGCCTGACGCAAACCGGTTAGGCATCAGGTCCCCCCGCCGCCGATAAACATGTGTCGTGGCACAAACCGGACCGCCGCTTTCTCCCGGTCTTCGGTGCTGGCCAAGTCCCAAGCCTCGTCGTACTGAGCTTTTAAAACGTCTAGGCGCTGAACGGCGTTGGGAATCTTGAGCGCCAAGTAATACGCCAAACCTGCCACCATACAGTTCAAGAACCGGAACGGTACGTCCATCGTGTTTACGCCATTGCCCGCGTCGTCGATCCGCACGAGGCGCCAGTACACAAATGTGTAAGTCTGGCTGTTGTCTGGCACGGGCCAGACAGTTATTCGGGGGTTCGGCTGCAGACGCTCAATCCAAACCTGAATAGGCCGGGCCTGCTGCAACTTATTGGGGATGGTGGCGTAGGTGGAGACACTGATACGCGTGATGTTCAGGTCGGCCTGCGTCGACGCCGAGCCCGCGCCCGTGCGGATGACGTGTTCCATCAAGTCCACAGTGTTGGCCGGAAGGTCATACGTGGCTGTGCCCGGGACCAAAGGAATAGTCCCCTGCTCAAACGTCCACATGTTGATGCCGCGGTTGGCCCAGTCTGCAAACAGCAAGTTCAACGAGCGCCGCGCAGTGCGCAGGTCATAACCAGTACGCAGCTCCGCACCACAACGCTCGAACGCCTCCTCCACCAGCTCGGTGAGGTCCATGTTGAATGCGGTGGTGCCGGAGGTTGCCATTATCTAAACCCTGCTGTTTTCTTTGCGACGGTCTTGGGCTGGGCCACGAACTGTTTGCCTGCGGCTTTGCCAGCACGCTTGGCTTTGGTTGTCGCAGCGTACTCGGCCGGTGACAGAGATTTTATAGCAGCTTCGGGCAAATACCGCTCCCCCGTCTTGCTCGACGGCTTGCCGGATTTTGTGGTCCATTTCTGGTCCCCCCAGTCCTTGAGCGATTTTTGCGGGGCTTTCATGTCAGTCTCGGTATCCGCCGCCAGCGGCTTTGTACTTCTTGGCCACGAGCTGCGCTTTTCTGGCTGACCATTGACCAGCGCCAGTACCCTGCGTCGCGGCAGACTTCACTTGGCTCACGATCCGCTTGCGCATCTCGGGCTTGGTGTAGTTGCCAGCCGCATTGACTTTGCCGCCTTCAGCGTACTGCGTAAAGTCGGTGTCATCCCGGCGGGCTTTTTTCACGCCTTTGGGCATTTTAGAGGGGGATATGGCCCCCATACCGCGACTGGCTCTCATGGCTTAGCAGGCCATGCCGCCGCTCTTCATGCTGATCTGTTTGCCCTTGGTGTGGCCCTTGGTCACGCAGCCATCAGCACGCGTAACACCGCCAGCTTTCAGCCCCTTGTGTGCCTTGGAGGCGGGCATCGCTGCATGCTTGCCAATGGCCTTGTCCATCATGGCCTTGTCCATCTTTACGTCTTCGTGTTTCATATCGCCACCTTTTGAAAATTTGCGGCCCTTGTCCGCGTTGGAGAAATCTTTGCCCACGGATTGTGGGACGCCTACCTTCTTGGCAAACGATGGGTTGTTAGCCACCGCTGCCATAAAATTATGTTGTTTCTTGCTAACTGATGGCACTGCGATGCTCCTTCATAAAGTCATCAATCTTGCTCTCAAGCCGGTCTAGCCGCGCCAGAACACGATTAATATCGCCATGCACATCTGCCTTAGTCACATACTTCTCAGCATTTTCTTCGCGGGTCTTACTCAACAAGATGCTCAGGCGCTTTACTTCATCGTGAGACACCTTTACCCAAAACAACAACGCCGCTGACGCAAACGACAACAGTACATTCCAAGCCATAAGTTCCATATCAGCACTTCCATCGCGCCAGTGACGCGGCTTTACGAGTGGGCTTTCCCTTCTCGTCTTTCATTGGACCGGGCATACCACTCATGCGTGCGCAGAACGAGTCCTTGCGCTTGCCACCCTGCGGTTGCGGGGCTTTGAGGTTGCTACCGGTTGCAGCGTTGTACTTGGCACGGCCCTTGGCTGTTAGCCCAGCCCCTTTGGAGGCAGGCAGCTTTTCGCCACGACCAATAGCAAGGGATGGGGTCTTCTTAGCCATAGAACACCGTGCAGTGGATGTCCGTTGCCAAAAACACTCTAATGCCGTTAGCGGCCAAAATGCCTTCTCCGGGTATTACTATCGTATACGCAGTAGCGTTTGACGCATCTGCCTGAAGCAACATCTTGTTGTACACAGTTACGTTACCGCTTGCTGCGCCGCTGTCTGCCACAGTTACTGTAAAGACGTTGGAGTTTGTCACAGTTACTTGGTAGGGGTTATCAGTCAAATCCCAGTCCAAGTACACCCACTGCCCCGTAGACAAACCGTGGTTTGCTGCGGTTACAGTTGCGGTGGTTGTGGCGCGTGCGTACGTACCAGCAATCGAGGTGTTATCAACAAAAGCCGAGTAGCCCGTAGCACCGCTGAAAGGAAATATTACAGCCCCTTTTAAACGAGTTCGGTACGGAACCATCAAGCCAGAAACAGCCGCGTGTTGCGACTTAACATCATATTGCATACCCATAATCAATCTCCTTTAGAACAGGGGCCGAAGCCCCTTGGGTTGATTAAGCAGTGCGGGTGAACACGTACGCAGTGGCGCTGGAGAACATGATCGTGAAACGAGCCAGACCAGTGGCGCCGGAGGCCACAGTCAGATCGCCAAACGAACCGGCCGTATCAGCAGCAGCAGTCGACAAGATGCCGTTAACCGCCACAGCGATGGTCACAGTGCTTGCGCCAGCGGTGTTGTCAATGTACAGGTCCATTACGGTGCCAGCAGTAGCACCCAAGGCTGCGCCCAGCAACGTGCCGGTGGGCAGAGTGATGGTTGTCGCTGCGGCCGAAGTGGATGTAATGTAGCCCGTGATAACCTGCGCTGCGGTGGCGGTAGCTGTGGCGTTAATCGCGGCAGTTGTTGGGTGGTTTTGATCAGTGAAGACCAAATTGGTGGTCGTCAGATTGGTGGTAGTCAAGTCAGTCACGCTGGTTGTTGCGCCGAAGGTGGCGTCAACGGTAACAGCTCCAGTGGTGGAGTTGATGGAGATGTCTTGAAAGCCGTTCTCGGAGCGAACTGGGCCGTTGAAGGTGGTATTAGCCATGGTGATTCCTCACATGCGAGTTGAGGTGCATCTGTCTGCATGTCGTCGGCCCGGAGCCGTCAGATACACCGGAAAAGTCCGGGTTTAAACAAATATACACCAAAAGAAAAAGGGGCACAAGGCCCCTTTTTCAGTTCCCGGATTAAGCGCCGGGGGAGCCGTAAGCGCCGAGCGGGTCAGACACGCCGAACGAATAACGCTCGCGGGCCTTGTAACGAACGTTGCCGGTGTCAAAATCCCCGTCCATGGAATTTTGCAGCGGAGTACGCACAAAATGCTTCAGGCCGTTAGGCACGTCAGTCATCAAGAACCAGCCGTTTGTGTCGGTCAAGAAGTGGTTCACGGTGTAACCACCGGGAATAGAACCGTTGTTCTTGATGGCGTTGATATCGTTGTCAGCAGTGCCAACGCGGAGTTCAGTTTCCAACAAACGAGTAGCCACGAACATCAGTGCTGGGGGCACAATCAGCTTCTTTGGCTTGGCTGCAATCAGCAGACCGCGTTCGTCTGTCCAAGCAGCGATCTGAATGACAGCGTTTTCCAACGATGTTTCGTTCAGGTCAGCGCCGGTAGTTGGGCGGTTGCTGTTGACGCCACCAGAGATCAGGGGGTGAGCTGTCGAGAACAGAACTT